CCCAACTGTATCGCGCAGGATACATCGCCTTTGCTTTCGTGACGCAGACCAATCACTATGCGCCCGCGCCTACTCACGCCGCCATTCGTCGCTGTTCTGGTCCGCGTGGGTTTCGCTGTTTGGTCCTGCGCATTGTGAACGCTCATGGCGATTTTATTATGGGCAAGAAAAATGAACGTAGCACCTCCGGTTACAGCGCCTTAAGGTGGGCAACAGCCTGTTCCGGTGTGTCCCCATATACCTTTATGCGCTTTTGAAGGGATGAGCGTTTTAGACCCTCGCATCTAGCAATTTCTGCAATCGAAGCCCGTCGCCCTTGGTATAAAACGTTGCTCCGTTTATTGCCGCTTTGGACTGAAGCGCTTGCCCAACGGCAATTTTCCGGATAATAGCCTTTGAATGGGTCAATTCTATCTAACGTTTTCCCCTTAGGACGATCACCCATGTCCAACTTAAATGTTTCAAAGCTGTTTGACCAATCGTCGCAAACTATCACACCCTGTTTAGCATATGCAGCAGACCCAAGGTCGCCTGTTAATCCGCACCTTTCCCGCATAGCCCGCCATGTATTGTATGTGGGCGATTTGCTCTGCCCGTGTGTGCGCATCCTTGCTCTAGTTAATTCGGCCCGAAAGCATCCGCAGGAACTCGTGTCCCCCCGCTGAAGCGCGTGACCCGTTGCAGATATCTGAGACCCGCAATCGCAGCGGCAAATCCACTTAACCCTGACCCCCCGCTTTGGCTCAAAGCTATCATCCCGACTGATCACGGTTAAGCGACCGAATTTGCATCCAGTCCTATCAAGAAAGGTTCCCAATCTATGCCCTCACGCCATGAAATATGTATCCCCCGCACCTTACACCATGAAGGCGGTTATGTAAATGATCCGCGCGACCCAGGCGGGGCAACTAATCGCGGCATCACAATCGGCACCTACCGAAATTTTATCAACGCCAAAGGCACGGTCGCAGACCTAAAGGCGCTGACCGAAGCACAGGCGGTTGCGGTTTACAAATCTCAGTATTGGGACGCCGTGAAAGCTGACGACCTGCCGGACGGAGTTGATCACGCTACGTTTGACTTTGCCGTCAACAGCGGGCCGTTCAGATCGGCAACTTATCTGCAAGAAATTGTCGGTGCTGCACCCGACGGCAAGATCGGGCCAATTACACTGGCCAAGGTTCGCGCGATGGATGCGGCTTGGATCGTCAATCAACTGTGCAATGACCGCATGACATTTCTTCGCCGCCTGTCCACGTGGTCAACATTTAGCAAGGGCTGGACCCGCCGCGTCCGTGACGTTCGCGCCGCTGCGCTAATGGACGCCACAGCGGCGGTGACGCGCGGCCCTGACGTGCATCCCGTTGAAGCGGCGGAACTAGCGGCTGAACTAGCGGCTGAGGAAAGACTTGCCGCCTGCGTGGCCGCGATGCGCCTGCTGGCGAACGAATACGATCCCGCAACCTGAAAGGATAGTCCATGTTTCTAGCAATCCGAATGTCCGTCTATATCGCCGCCGTACCTGTCGCGGCATGGCTTGGCGGCACCTATGACCCCGCGTCCCACGTAATAACGCTCAATGTTGATACCTTGATCGACGTGATCGGCGGCTTGGCGGCGGCTGGCATTGCGTTCGCAACGTCCCGCTATGCGAAGCTGCGCGGCGGCGCAACGTGACCGCCTTTATTGTCGGCTGCGTTGTGTCTTTGCTGGGCATATTTGCGGCGTATATGACTGGCAGATCCAGCAAGACAGACAAAGAGGCGCAATCCCGCGCCGATACCATTGAAAGGGCGACCAATGCGGACACTGGCAATCCTGACGGCAGCGGCGATCTTGAGTTCTTGCGGCGTCGTGGCAAACGACAGCGCGATGACAACGGTTCTTGAACCGCTGATGACAAACCACGCGGCCAGCCTTGGCAGTGACGACGTGTCAGAGATGCGCCGCACGGGTCGAATACTTATCGCCACTTTTGACGCCGCCGCACTCCGACAATAAACCTTGCCCCACTGCCGGCTTAATATGGCCCCGTCGTCCTTAAATGGGCGGCGGGTTTTTTTGTTTCAGCCGCCTATTTTGCTAGTGGCGTGCGGCAAGGTCAATAAACGCGATGATTACCAGAACAATAGCGGCGGCGCAGGCGTAAGGCAGCACCGACACGCCTGGCGACACATGCGGCGGGGTAGGATCTGCCATTTTGCCCGTGCGCAATTCTGCAAAGCGGGCTGGTTCGTCTGGGTTGGCGTGCCAGCGGGTGACGGACCCTGATTTGTAGATTGGGTTGATCCCCACGACAGGTTGGTAGGTCATTTTGTCATTGTGCTTTCTGCATGTGCGTCACGGACAAGTTCTGTGATGTATTCAGCGACGTGGGCGTATTCGTTCTTGCCGACCTCGTTGATGATCCAGTCCTGTTGGTCTTTGCTTAGAACCTGCAATATGTCCCCGATGTTTCCAAATTTAATCATGTGATTTTGGAAGCGGTCTTTGACCTGCTGCCGAGGAGATGCTTTGATCGTGCGGGGCGGGACGATGCCTGCCTTGCGTGCTATGACGACAGCCCGGACGACCTTGGTGTAACCAAATCCAATTGCCTTTTGTATCTCCGCATGGCTGCGACCCGCCCTGTGCATTTCTGCGACGATGTTGATTTCTTGCTCTGTCATGGCCGTGCCACCGGACGCAGGAACGGGATGCCTGTATTGCGGCAGTATGCGTCAACGGGCTGGCCCCACAGTTCTTCCAACGCCTCGACCATCGCAGGCATCTGGTCGCAGACTGCTGACGTTTTTCCCGTGATGTGTCCGACCTCCATCGAGCCTATTGCGAATATGATTATGTATAGTGATGTCATGTTTTCTGTGCTTTCATGGCGTCCGCCAGTATAGCAGTGCGGGTTTCTTCGGTGTTGAGGGCGCGGATGGCGTCGCCGCATACCTCACATGCATCATCAATATACGGCATTACATCGGGTCGGTTTGGGTTTGCGTTTTCAAACATAGTGAGTGTCTCTGCACATTTACCCTCCGCCAGATCAAACGTCGCAGCGATGATGGCGTCAACAAGATCGGCGCGAATGTATCCAACGCCGCCACCGTAGTCGGTTGCCCACTGCCCGTAGGTGCCAAGCGTTTCCCAAGCCTGTATCCGTTCTGGTGCGTCAGCCATCACTCCACCCCCTCAGTAGCCATTGCCAGCGCCGCGAACAACGCAGCAGCTTGGGCAAAATCGTTTGGTGTGATGTTTTCTTTGCTTAGATAAACATACACACGACCGTTTAGCTTCTTGCAGACAACAAACGGCCCATAGACACCCTCCTTGACCACCAGCTTTACCTGACGCTCAAGGCAGGGGTGCAGGTTCACCTGGCGGGGGCCCTCGGTTTGAACTGTCAAGTATTCCTTGACAGTTGAGTCCGGGTCCAACTCGCCGTCGGCAAGCATCAAAGCCTCCACCGCCTTCGCCAGCTTGGCCTCCAGTTCCTCAATGCGGTCGGCTTGTGCTAGCATCACTCTCCGCACGTCGGGCGATATGTATTCAGCCAGACGCTCAACGCTCATTCGGTCAATGCTGGTCATCCCCTCATCCCCTCTGCATCGTCCAGCGCGCCAGCCTTGTACTGGCACCAGTCCGGCGTCATCATGTCGGCAGGCAGCTGACGCCCTTTGCCGTCCTCGCCTTTGTTCCAAACGCAGACGTTGTTGATGCGCCCCTTGCAGTCGAACCGTCCGCTTTGGCACTTGGCCACCAGCTTTCCCGGCTCGTCGTCCCACTCAATGACCACAGGGCCAAATGTTTGTTGGTATCCAGTCATCTTTCTCTCCTCTATGTTGTCACACGTACCAGTCATGATAGTCCGCCTTCTCCACGCACAGGTCCGCGAGCAGCAGAGCGACAGCCTTGCCCCACATTTCTCGGACCTCGGACCACGTGTAGCCATGCCCGTTGACCGCGACCTCGTCGATGCTGATGTCGTCCACCTCGTCCCAGACGGGCGATCCTTTGACGCCGTAGTCGCTGGATGCAAAGCTGGCCGAAGCCCAG